TCCAGAAGTTAAAAACTTTGCAGATGAAGTATTTTTGGTTAAAGATTTTCCTAGCCCTAATGCCAAACCTAAAGAATTTGAAACAGAAAAGCTTGTAGTTGCAGATAGCAAAAGAAGGGTAATAGATTGTAAAAATCAAAAAGAAGTAAAAGAAAAATTTAGCCAAATGATAGAAAAAGACCCAGACACGGGAATAACCTGCGTAGTTTGTGACATCAACACTTACTATTCTTTGTGTTCTAAGTTTCAAAAATTTAAAAGTGATATTAGATGGCAAAACGGAAGAGTTGACTATAAATGACACCTAAATACAAAGTGATAAAAGACACAAGGGAACAGGACGGATGGTTCTTTTCTCCTTATGATAAGTGTTCTGGCATGGAAGTCGGAACTCTTAATACCGGAGATTACACTCTTGAGGGTTTTGAGGATGTTGTCTGTATAGAGAGAAAAGCCTCTGTGTCTGAAGTTGCTATGAATCTAGGAAAGAAGAAAACAGCCTTCTACAAAGAAATGGATAGAATGAGAGATTTCCATTTTCGTTATGTACTACTGGAGTTTTCTGCTTCCGATTTAATCGACTATCCTAATAGTTTACTAAAGACAGAAGAAGATAAAGATATATACAAAAGATATAAGGCTGGAGAAATACAGCTTCCTAACTTCAAAAGGTTTCAAGTTGTAAAACAAACCAAGATAACTGGAAGATATCTGTTAAAAGCGCTTATGGAGATATCTATACATTACGATGTTAATGTGATGTTTTGCGACAATAAACATAATGCATTTATGATGTGTAATAGTATTTTTAAAAGGTTGAATGAATCATTCCACAAGGAGCAGTAATGTCAAACATACGAGACACTATCGGAGAAATCCACAATTATGGAATTGATGTTAAAAATAGGGAGATTTATTTACATCCAGCAAAAGATAACGGAGACGAAGACCCCGGAGTTGATTACAGGATGGCTATAAACTTTGTAAAAAACATAAGACATCTGGACTCATTCAACAATGACGAGATAAGAATAAACATGCAGAGCATTGGCGGCTCTTGGGGCGCTGGAACCTCTATATACGACGCCATAGCATCATGTAAGTCTTACGTCACTATTGTGGTTTACGGGCAGGCCGAGTCAATGAGCGGCATAATATTGCAGGCGGCTGACAACAGGCTTATGTCTCCAAGCTCTTACTTTATGACGCATTTTGGTTCAACAGATTGTAGCGGAGACTATCAAAGCTCACAGAATTGGGCAGAGCTTGATAAGTACAACTTAGAACTTATGCTAAATATATTTGCTTCAAAGTGCGTAAATGGAAAATTCTTTCAAGAGAGGGGATATAATTTGTCTAAGACAAAATCTTACATAAAAAGAAGGATGAAAGATGGAGACTGGTATCTTAACTCACATGAAGCTGTACAATTTGGATTTGTGGATGGTATATTAGATGATAAGTGATAAACAAAAATTAGAAGACGCTTGGTTAGGAATAGATGTAGATGAAAAACTACTATTTAATCCTATGGACTTTATAACAGAGGGTGCGGACAAAGATCAGCTTTTGGAGAGAATAGCTTGGTTAATGATGAGACCAGAGTATTTCTCTTTTGCCTGTAAATATATTCTAAATATAGAACTATTACCATTTCAGTCGCTTCTTCTTTATGAGATGTGGAATAGGAAGTTCCCAATGCTTATAGGTACTAGAGGTATGGGTAAGTCTTTCATACTTTCTGTATACCCGCTTCTTCGCGGATTATTTATGCCGGGAAGAAAAATTATTGTTGTTGGCGCCGCTTTCCGTCAGTCTAAAGTATTGTTTGAATATATGGATACAATATGGAAAAACGCTCCTGTTCTTAGGGATCTATGTGGATCTAATAGCGGTCCAAGAAGAGATGTAGACCGTTGTGTTATGCATATAAACCAAAGCACGGTAACTTGCCTACCTCTTGGCGACGGAAGTAAAATTAGGGGTCAAAGAGCTAATGATATCATAGCGGACGAGTTTGCATCTATACCTAGAGATATTTTTGAAAACGTTGTAGCCGGTTTCGCTGCGGTAGCTTCTTCTCCAGCAGAAAAGGTAAAAAATAAAGCCAAAAGAAAAAAAGCCAAGGAATTAGATATAGGAATAGAAGATACTTCAGACAGCACCCAAGATAAATCAAACCAAATAATACTATCGGGTACGGCTTACTATGACTTTAACCACTTTGCAGATTACTGGAAAAGATATAGAGCTATAGTAAATAGCGGAGGTAAAGAGTCTGCATTAGAAGATGTTTTTGGTGGCGACGTTCCTGAAGATTTTGATTGGACTGAGTATTCAGTAATTAGGATGCCTGTCCAGAACCTTCCTGATGGATTTATGGATTCGGGACAAGTAGCAAGAGCTAAAGCTACTATCCACTCTGGTATATTTAATATGGAGTATGGGGCATGTTTTACTACAGATAGCCAAGGTTTCTTTAAAAGAAGTCTTATCGAGTCGTGTTGCACATCGCCCTCGAAACCTGTGAGTTTTCCTTCTGGTGAAGTTTATTTCGATTCAATGTTAAAGGGTAACCCTAAAAAGAAATATGTATTTGGAGTTGATCCCGCTTCTGAAGTCGATAATTTCAGTATTGTAGTTATGGAAATAAACGAAGACCACAGAAGAGTAGTTCACTGCTGGACAACCAATAGGAAACAGCATAAAGATAAACTTAGGTCAAGAGTGGTTGACGAAGATGATTTTTATTCCTACTGTGCTAAAAAGATCCGAGATCTTATGAAAGTGTTTCCGTGTGCTGAAATAGCACTAGACGCTCAGGGCGGTGGAATAGCTATAATGGAAGCGCTTCAAGACAGAGACAAGATAAGAGAGGGTGAGGTTGCCATATACCCTACGATAGAAGAGAAAGAGAAAGAGACGGATCATAAAGCCGGGTTGCATATATTGAAGGTTTGTCAGTTTGCAAAAGCTACATGGTTGGCAGAAGCGAATCATGGACTTAGAAAAGACTTTGAAGATAGAATTGTTCTTTTCCCGTATTTTGACTCTGTTAGTATTGGACTTTCTATCGAAGACGATAAAATTGCTAACAGGAAGTACGACACCCTTGAAGATTGCGTTATGGAAATAGAGGAGCTTAAAGATGAGCTATCTATGATTATAATGACGCAGACATCAACTGGTCGTGAAAGGTGGGATACTCCAGAAGTAAAAGTTGCAGCAGGAAAGAAGAACAGGCTAAGAAAAGACAGGTACTCGTCTTTGATCATGGCTAATATGTCAGCTAGAATTCTTTCTATAGAAAAAGATGTTGTAGAATATGGGGCTATTGGGGGTTTTGCTCAACAGGATAACTCGGCAAAGTACGATAATGAAAAAATGTACTACGGACCATCTTGGTTTTCTGATAAAGTGCAGGATATTTATTAATTTGTGTATAGTAAATTGTCAATCATATTAACAATGCTATTATCTGGAGATTAATACTAATGTCAAACGATCCATCTTTGTATCTTACTTGGGATAGTGACTCACAAAGACAGGAGGCATATGCTCAAACCTCTGATAATATACAGGCTTACGAAGGAATCCAAAGGTCTAGTGCCTATTCTAGAAAGACTAACTTTATAGATATAGAGCCAAGTCGTTCTGTGAGAAGCTCTTTCTTGCGATCTGATTACGATGCTTTTCGTCCGGGTGAGTCTGTATCTAATAAGCAGAAAAGAATTATCAAACAGTGTATGCAGGCTTATGATAAGGTTGGCATCATTAGAAACGTTATTGATTTAATGAGTGATTTTTCTTCTCAGGGGCTTGTTCTTGTACATCCAAACAAAACTATCGAAAAGTTTTACAGAAAGTGGTGGCAAGAGATTGGCGGTGTAGATAGGTCAGAGCGTTTTTTAAACTACCTATATAGGTGCGGTAATGTCGTTACCCGCAGGCATACGGCAAAAATAAATAGACAACAAGAAAGAAACCTTAAAAACTCATTAGCTGCTGACGTTAAAATAGAAACATTAAAGGTTTCAAAAAGGGAGATACCTTGGTCTTATGATTTTATAAACCCCTTAGCTGTGGATATTAAAAACAACGGATCTCAAATGGTTGGAAAGCCTGAGTTTGTACTAAACTTGTCAAAGAATAGCTATGAAGCCTTAGTTAAAACTGATAATAGTCCAAATACAATATTTAAAACACTGCCTTTAGATATCCAGAAAAGACTTCAAAATGGAGATAGGAAAATACCACTAGATCCAGAGAACGTACAGATGTTCTACTACAAGAAGGACGACTGGCTTCTTTGGGCAAACCCTATGATTTACGCTATTCTGGATGACATCATAATGTTGGAAAAGATGAAGCTCGCTGATGTTGCGGCTCTTGACGGCGCTATATCTAACGTTAGACTATGGACAGTTGGAGATCTAGACCACAAGATTATACCCACAAAAGCTGCTATAAATAAGCTTAGAGATATTTTAGCTAGCAATGTCGGCGGTGGCACGATGGATCTTGTCTGGGGTCCAGAGCTTAAATTTACAGAAAGTCAGTCTCAGGTTTATAAGTTCCTCGGTGGAGATAAATACCAGCCCGTATTAACCAGTATATACGCTGGTCTTGGGATTCCTCCCACTTTAACCGGAGCCTCTAGTGGTGGCGGATACAGCAATAACTTTGTTTCTTTAAAAACCCTTATAGAGAGACTGGAGTACGGCAGAGAGGTTTTATCCCAGTTCTGGAGGCATGAGATTAAAATAGTGCAAAAGGCTATGGGGTTCAGACTTCCTGCCGAAATACATTTTGACTCTATTATTCTTTCTGACGAAGCTGCACAAAAGAAATTACTCATGGACTTAGCAGATAGGGATATTATATCTCAAGAAACTTTATTAGAAAGATTTAGAGAAATGCCTAGTATCGAAAAGGTTAGAGTTAGGAGAGAAGAGAGAGAAAGGTCTAACGACTCTGCTTCACCAAAGAAAGCTGGGCCTTATCATAATCCCCAACACAAGGACGATATGGCTAAGATAGCTTTAACAAAAGATATTTTAGATTCTGAGTATCTTGAGAATCTTGGGGTTCCATACGCAGATCCTCCAGCCGTAGAACCCCCGTCTTCCGACGCCCCTAAAGACAGCGAAAATAAACCTATTCAAGATAACGGTAGACCGAAATTTTCTAGAGATACACAAAAAAGAAAGCAGAAAAGGGTTCTACCCAGAAGTTCTGACGCTACTTCAAAAACCCTATGGGCTATGGAGGCTCAGGCAAAGATATCTGAAATAGTATCCCCTATAGCCTTGGCTCACTTTGATAAAAAGAATATCAGAAGTTTAAATAAAGCTGAGGTTGACCAGTTAGAGCATCTTAAACTTTGTATATTGACTGGTATGCAACCCTTTATGGATATCAATGAAGGTGTTATAAAACAGTTAATAGATAATAAAACTAAACCTTCTGACGAATTTTACACTTTGGCAAATGCCAAGAAGTTAGACTTTGTAGATAGTAATCAAAGAGAGCCAAACACCTCAGAAGTTAAGTTTATATACTCTGCTACATTCGGTGAAATGGCTAATTTTTAGCAATAAATTCTATTATTTAAAAAATTTGTGTATAAGTTTTCGGAGGTTTTTTTATGAAGATATATGAATCAGAAATACAAGATGGTTTAGGCGATTTGCTATCCTCTACGAATAGTGTAGCTTACTGTGGCGTGGCTAAGTGTTTTAATCCATCTGAAGAACAACAAAAGTCTATGAAGATCATGGCTTCTGAAGGTTCTGAAAATAAAGATCAAATAGATTTATTTTATCTTGAGTCCGTACTTGTTAGCACCGGCTGGAATAAAAATGATGATGTTTTTGATCCAAAGGAAACTTGGGCGGCTAGAGCTACGCCAGAAGATAAGCCGTTTAATTAC